TTAAAAATAATGTATTCAACTATTTTGGGACAAACGAGAAAATAATTCAAAACAATTTTACAGAAGACGAATGGAATGCATACTACGAAGGAAAGATTGAAGCTTTTGCAATTCAATTAAGCCTTGTAATGACAAACATGACATTCACAGAAAAAGAGGTGTCGTTTAAAAATCAAATACTATTCAGTGCGAATCGTTTGCAATACGCGAGCAACACAACAAAGGTTAATCTTGTGACGCAGTTATTTGACAGAGGATTTTTAACGCATAACCAAGGGCGTGAAATATTCAACATGGCGCCAATTGAGGATGGGGACAAATATTATATTCGCAAAGAATATGCGGATGTGAACAACTTAGCAGAAACACAAGGGATAGAGGGGGAAGAAAATGCCATTCAAGCCGAATGAAAGAGCCTACCGGTCAGTTAGTCGGTTAATGCTCGGAACGCAAGAAAAAAGATTCGACACAGATTACTATATCGAAGGGCTGGCAACAACGTTCGATGAGCCGTATGTCCTTTGGGAATATGACGGAATTGAATACAAAGAAGTTATTGACCGCCATGCGATAGATGGCGCGGATTTGTCGGATGTGATTATGCAATATGACCATCAAGGCAAGGTCATGGCGCGAAATTCAAATAACACGTTGATTTTAGAGCCTAACGACAAAGGTCTTTTTATTTGCGCAGATTTAAGCAAATCAGAAGCAAGCCGCGGATTGTACGAAGAAATACAAAGTGGGCTAATCACAAAAATGTCGTGGGCGTTTACAATTGCAGAGCAAAGCTACAACAAATACACCCTAACAAGCACTATCTTAAAAGTTAAAAAAGTCTATGACGTATCGGCGGTTTCAATACCAGCAAATCCCGATACTGAAATATCCGCTCGCTCTTACGTTGACGGAGTGATTGAACGTGAGAAACAGGAGTTGTTAGAGCGCAGAAGAAGAATATTAAAAATTAAATTAAACATGGAGGGAACAAGGTGAGCCGATTACAGCAAATCGAAGACAGATTATCAGCTATAAAGACAGAGATAGAAACAGACGGTGCAGACATTGACGCGTTAGAAATAGAAACAAACAATCTCATTGCAGAACGCTCAAAAATCAAAGAGCAGGTGGAAAAACGAAATAAAATTATGGAAGAGATAAACAATGGTTCGGGCAAAGTGATTGATGATTTCATTCCAAAAGAAGGAAGAAAAAAAGAAATGACAAGAGAAGAAATACTCGAAAGCGCAGAGTACAGGAGCGGATTTTTTAAACGCTTGATAGGCAAAAAATTAACAGATGTCGAAGAAAGAGCATTTACAAGCGCTACTGATAGCGCAGGCGCGGCAATTCCAACACAGACCGCAAATGTCTTATTCGACAAAATGGTAAAAATCGCACCAATGCTTAACGAAGTTACTTTATTGAGAGTTGCGGGCAATGTGACGTTTACCATTGAAAACGCACGCGCAGACGCGGCTTTGCACACTGAAAATGGCGAGGTAACACCAGCAACAGATAGCTTTACGAGCGTTTCGTTGGGTTCGTATGAAATCATCAAGGTGCTTAGAATCTCAAAAACTGTACAAACCATGACAATCAACGCATTTGAAGGCTGGTTGACGAAAATGCTTGCCGAAGACATCGCGGAAAAAATTGAGGATTACATCATCAATGGCACAGGTTCGAGCCAGCCAAAAGGAATTAAATACGCGGCAACATATACGGATGGTTCTAATGCTGTAGAATATACTAATGCGTCAATTCCGACTTATGCAGAAATATTAGAACTTATCTCTTACTTAGCGTCACGATATGATAAAAAAGCTAAATTTCTTTGCAACAAAAAATTCTTGTATCAATATTTTGCGGCAATCAAAGACGGACAAAACAATCCTATTTTAATCAAAGACTTCTCTGCAAATGTACCGTTCTCGATTTTAGGCTATCCAGTTATTGTATCAGATAAAGTGGCAAACAAAGAATGTTATTTAGGCGATTTCACGAACGTGGTGGCAAATTTAGCGCAAGATGTAACGGTGGAAGCATCAACACAAAGCGGTTTTTTAAACAACTCAATTGACTACCGAGGCACAGCAATGTTCGATTGCGATATTGCTTTAACAGATTCAATCGTTAAATTAAGCGAAGCGGCAGCTGGCTGATAAAAGAGGGCATTAGCCCTCTTTTTAATTTAAAAGGGGAAAAAGCATGGCGGAAACAACAAAACCAAAAATAGAAGGTGCGACACAGGTCAAAAAAACGACTGCATCAAAATTAATATTTAAAATCAATAAACCAGTAGATAAAAAAGTATTTGAATTATTGCAAGAAATGGCTACAAAGGAAAGCGAGAGAACAGGCATTGAAATAATATTAATGCCTTATAGTTGTGAGGTGGGTTAATGTCAATTTTAACGCAATGCAAAACAGCATTGAGGACCACAACAACAGACGAAAATTTAGTTGAAAGAATTAGCACGCTAATCGACGCAGCTAAAGAAGATTTAAAGCTCGGCGGCGTAGATGAAAGCTGGTTGCCAGAAGCACCGACCAACCCGCTAATCATACAAGCAATCGTGTCGTATGTTTGCTGGCTATATTTTAACGACATTGACATCAGCGAATCTGAAAAATGGCGCAATATTTACGATATGCACGTGTTAAAAATTCAGCTAAGAAGCCAATTTACGGAGGCTGAAGATGCTGAATCGTGATGTAGTCATTGACATTCGCGCAAAAACAATAGCAGATGGGCCATTTCAAATGCCGGCACTTTCGGATGAAAAAAAAGTATATGGAACATTAAAAGACAGCGGCGCAGAGGAAAAATACAACGCAAGCAAAGAAGGGCGCGTGAACATGATCCGTGTTGATATCAATGAAGAAGAGTATGCAGGCGAAGCGGTCCTATTTTTAGACGGTGCAGAAAAAGAAATCTATAAAACAGCAAAAGTTAAAAACAAAGTCTATCTCTATGCGAGCGACGCAAAAACAGGGGGCTGATATGGTTAGCCCAAAAATATCATTACCCGATTTAAGCGGAGCAATCGCAACCATAGAAGCCGATGCAAACAGATTGCCCAAAATTGCTGAAGAAGTCATAAACGAAACAACGGAATACATGGCAGAAGAAATGCGGAAAGAATACGACAAAAAAATAAAACAAGACACGGGCGAAAGTCGCAAGGCAATCAAGAGCGAAGCTGCAAAAACAAACGGTGATATCATAACAGGGAAAGTTGGACTTCTGTACATTCGCGGCAAAGACGAAAAAGGATTCCACGCGGTTTATTTGGAGAACGGAACGCCGAAAATGGCGGCAAGACCATTTGTAAGGCCAATCGTTGACCGCAAAAAAGACATAGCGTCATTTCAAAAACAACGACTAAGAGCAAAGGGGATACCGATCGAATGACATATATTGAATTATATAACATCGTAAAAAATTTAGGCTATTCCCAATGCGCGGTCATTTGGAATGGAGACACAATCCCCGATTTGTTTATTCGATACTATAAAGTAGACGAAAACGACACGACCAACTATAACGGCGGAACTGAAATAAGAACAAGTAGATGGACATTTACAGTATATGACCGAAGCGGTTCGCAGTTTGAAAGCATATTCGATGAACTCAAAGAATTATTAGAAAACAATTACGGATTCTGCACATTTTTTAACGATGGCGATGGCTACGACAGTACCACAGGCCATTATTATCGGAGTGCAGATATTTATTTGAATTAGGAGGAGACATGGGAACTACAATAGATGTATATGGGATATTTTCAGCAGTTGTAAAATCTGACACATCGGCATCATATGAAGCAGGTGCAAACAAGCAACTAACAAGCGTTGCGAGCGTATCTAACGCAACAACGGTTAACGCGTTTAGCGGTTGGTACAATGGCAAGCGACAAGAAGCAATCAATGCAGAGGGCGATACAGTCATAACTGTTAACGGGAAAGACATATCGGGTGAATATGTTGCGTTAATGCTCGGAAAGAAATATGACACAGAATCAAAAATGGTACTTGATGATGGCACGCAAAACGAAGCACCATATATGACTTGCTCATACGCAGAAGTCAATACAGAGGGTGCGAGATTGTGGCAATATCTCAAGGGCAAGTGGTCACTCGGGGCATTTGAAGCAGGCACAAAAACAGACGGTGGTTTTGATCCGAAGCAAATAACATTAACATTTAACGCAGTCACAACCGAACATGAATTTGACGCAAGTGTTTACAAAGAATATGACACAGACACAGACGCGTGGGTAGCAATCACAGGGAATAAACCAGTCAAAAGCATTTATAAGGACGTGACCAGCGCGGAATATGACACAGAATCAGCGAC